TAGACGCTGCTAAGACTATTACTTTGTCTACGGCTACAACAAATGCTCCTACAGGCGACAACAGCGATGCCGACAAGTTGGCTGCTGCTATCAACGCAGCTGGGTTTACAAACATCGAAGCTTCTGTGGTGGCTGTTACAGCCACCCAGAGTAGATTGGTAATTACTCACAATGACGGTGGCGATTTTAGACTCATAGACAGCACAGGTACTCCGTTGTCGACTTTATTCACTCCATACAACATCAAGACCAGAGCTGGCACAGAAAACTTCTACAACATATCATTGGGTAGTGGTGCCGCAGGTGCCGAAGATCTTGCCACAGGTGCTACTGCTGACTATCTAGTATCAGGTTATCAGCCGTTAGCCGCACAAGATCCAAGATTCTCAGCCAGCCCAGATGCTCCATTAAATGAAGCAGCAGACCAACAACTTTGGTATAATCCTAACTTTGCAGATATAGATATTATGATCCACAATGGCAACACGTTTGTGGGTTATAGACATGCAACAGCACCTTATTACGAAGCTGCAACAGCAACTCTAAGAACAGGTTACCTACCTGTTGTGGCTGCCAGCAACCCATATGTAGCTGGAACTGTTACCGGTGATTTGTGGATCAGCACAGCAGATTTAGAAAACTTCCCAACAATTTATAGATACAACAGCAATTTGACCGACATCGGTGATGCTACACTGCGTTGGGAATTAGTAGATAAAACAGATCAAACCACTGAAGAAGGTGTGTTGTTTGCAGATGCTCGTTGGAATACAACAGGCACTTCATCGAGTGCTTCTACTATCGAAGACTTGATTACCAACAACTTCCTAGACCCAGATGCTCCAGATCCAGCACTATATCCAAAAGGTATGTTGCTGTGGAATCTAAGACGTAGCGGCGGCAACGTTAAGCAATATCGCAACAATTATATTGATACTGCTACAGATAATCCACGCACAAGCCAATCTGGCGGTACTAATAACGGTGACGCATTTGTTAGCGGTTCAGGCCAAACTATGGAAAGCTACTATCCAGATCGTTGGGTAACAGCTTCAGGCAACAACGAAGACGGTTCAGGCAGCTTTGGTCGCAAGGCACAGCGCAAGGTGGTTACACAGGCACTAAAATCAGTGATTGACACCAGCCAAGAGATCCGTGATGAAGAACGTAGAAACTTTAACATCATAGCTTGCCCAGGATATCCAGAAACAATGAGCAACTTAGTGAATCTCAACATTGACAGAGGTATCACTGCATTTGTCATAGGTGATACTCCATTGAGATTGCCTGCAGATGCTACTTCGTTAAACAACTGGGGTACTAATGCAGAATTAGTCACAGACAACGGCGATGACGGTATTGTGACCTATGATGAATATTTGGCCACATACTATCCAAATGGATTTACCACTGACCTAAGTGGTTCTAATGCAGTAGTGCCAGCCAGCCATATGATGCTAAAGACTATTGCACTCAGCGACAATGTCAGCTTCCCATGGTTTGCACCAGCAGGAACACGTCGTGGCGGTATTACCAATGCCACAGCAGTGGGTTATATTGATGCAGCCACAGGCGAATTCCAAACAGTGGCTCTTAACGAAGGACAACGTGATACCTTGTACGAACTAAAGGTAAATCCAATTCCATTCTTCAATGGTGTTGGCTTGGTGGCGTATGGTCAAAAGACCCGTGCAAGAAATGCATCAGCATTGGATCGTATCAACGTAGCACGTTTGGTAGTATATCTACGTAGCCAGTTGAACAAGTTGGCTCGCCCATATTTGTTTGAACCTAACGACAAGATTACCAGAGACGAAATTAAACAAGCGGCAGAAAGCCTATTGTTGGAATTGGTAGGCTTGAGAGCAATCTACGACTTTGCGGTTGTATGTGATGACAGCAATAACACTCCGGCTCGTATCGATCGCAACGAACTTTATGTTGATATCGCTATAGAGCCAGTGAAAGCCATTGAGTTCATCTACATTCCATTGCGTATCAAGAACACAGGAGAAATTTAAAAATGGCAATTACATCGCTTAACAACATTGGTATTCCAACAACTAATGCGGCAGGCAGCACTCAGGTGCTGTTGATGCCCAAGTTAAAATACCGCTTCAGAGTTACACTGTTGGGATTTGGAGTTGCCGCAGCAACAGAACTTACCAAACAGGTGCAGGATGTTACAAGACCAAAAGTATCATTTGAAGAAATGGCACTGGATGTCTATAATTCCAAAGTTAAATTAGCTGGCAGACACACATTAGAACCAATAACTCTAACACTGCGTGATGATGCTAGTGGTCAAGTTCAGAAAATGGTAGGGCAACAGATTCAGAAGCAGTTTGACTTCATGGAACAAGCGTCAGCACGTTCAGGAATTGACTACAAATTTACCACACGTATAGAAGTTCTTGACGGTGGTAACGGATTGCTAGTACCAAGTACTCTAGAAACATTTGAGCTGTATGGATGCTTTATTCAAAATGCAGACTATGGTGATGCAAACTATTCAACCAATGAGCATATGACTGTTGCTCTGTCTATTGTCTATGACAATCTATCACAGTTCGCAGCGGGTGCAGCAGCAGTGAGCCCAATAGGCGGCATTGGTGCAGCAGTTGGCAGAACTATTGGTGCAGCAACCACAGGTGCTTCTACAGCACAGGGTTAATTATAACCTTCAACAAAGCCCGACTAAGTCGGGCTTTTTTTTGGCATAAATATTTGTATGGCAAATAAATTCACAAGATATCTATCAGAATTCGGATCCGGCTTGATTGAGGGTGTGACTAAACCCAAAGGTCAAATGAGTGATTATCGTCACGCCACTAGATTGTTCATTGACAACGGTCTACGACTTAGTCCAAAAACCAAATTTCTATTTTACGTGTATTTTGAAATGGATAATTCAGTGCGAGGCATGTCCCCATTCAGTGCCAAACACAAGAATGAAGCCGGCTTGTTGGTCAAGAGTGCTGATCTTCCTAAATTTAATTTTGATTCGGTGATCAAAAATCAATACAATCGCAAAAAAATCATTTACAAACAGATAAACTACGATCCTGTGAATATCAACATGCACGACGACAGCAACAATGTTATCAGTGCCATGTGGGCTTTGTACTATGGCTACTATATCGGTGATAGACACAACAAAGATGCTGCCTATGAAGCCAATCAATATAGACCTACCGGCACCAATAAAGATAATTTTCGTTATGGTCTAGACAATGACAAGAGCGTGGATTTTTTCAAATCTGTGACCATCTACACCATGAGTCGTAGACGATTTGTTGGGTACACATTAATCAATCCTCGAATCAAATCATGGAGTCATGGAGGTATGGATTATTCAGCCGGCGAGTTTAACGAAAGCCAAATGACCCTGGAATATGAAGCTGTGCGTTATACCACTGGTAATGTTAGTGTGGGTTCACCCAAAGGATTTGCTACTCTGCACTACGACACTGTACCAAGCCCACTCAGCGTAGCAGGAGGTGGAGTTGCCACACTCACCGGAGAGGGCGGTGTTCTAGATGGTCTTGACCAAATTTTTGGAGATGTTGGTTCAGGAGCAGCGTTTAACACACCTGGAGGTTTCATAGGTACCTTGGCCAAGACTTTCAATACCTATAAAAATTTCAAGAGTCTCAGCAAAGACCAATTGGCCAGCGAAGCCATAAACATATTGAGCAATCCAGGAAACATCACAGAAGCAGCAAATAGGGTAGGCGGAGTTATTGGCGCTGTGTTTCCAAAAAGCGCCAGCACTGAAACTACCACAGATGCTAGGCAACGAAATATCACAGGCGATTAACCATGGCTACTAATTTACCAGCTCAGCCTATCGAGGACAGTGCAGCGGCAACCAAATTATATTTTGAAAACTATGGAGAAACTGCCCTAGAGTTTCCAGCCAACGATGTCACTGCTGCTGTAAGTTTTTTCCAACAGGCTGGATTCGATCTTGATGCTGCTTCTACTTCAGCATCTGTGATCCTGAGACAGGCCAAGATCGACGGCACACCTATTTTTCAAATCTTAGATACACTAAAGAATTTTCCAGGAGTTTCTCTAAGCCAGATAGTTGCTGAAATACTCAACAACAATCGTGTGCCCACATCATTGCTGGGTTTTAGAACCAACGATGTGAAACCTAATCAAATAAGAAACATTGCTGCTTAATGCCTAAATTCGCACAGGGACGATTTGAAATGAAAAACCCTGCCAAGTATGTGGGAAAGAAAACACCATTGGCACGTAGTTCTTGGGAGTTTGTGTTCATGCGCATGTTAGATGAACATCAAGGGGTTGAAAATTGGGCTAGTGAAAGCATACAGATACCCTATAGAGATCCCATGACAGGCAAATACACAATATATGTGCCGGATTTCTTTGTGGTCTACAAAGACAAAACTGGCAAAAAGCATGCAGAAGTAGTAGAAGTTAAACCGCAGAGTCAAACCCTACGAGAGTCAGTGGGCAAGAGCAGATACAATCAAGAGCAGTATATTAAAAACATGGCCAAATGGGAAGCTGCCACAGCTTGGTGCAAACAGCAGGGTATTAGGTTTAGAGTGGTCAATGAAGGTGATATTTTTCATCAAGGCACCAAACGCAGATAAGTATGATATGACTAAAAAATTAGAAGATCTATTTGATTTAGAATCTCAAGCTGAGCCTGCAGCACCACCTCCGCCCGTACACGAGGAAATCAATAGTCTTGACGATCAGTATCAAGCGGTACAAAAGATAGTGCAAACGCTGCCACATATACAAGAACTAGAAAATCTTGATGAGCAAGAACTAGATAATCTTGCCAAAAAAGCAGAAGCCGCCTATGATGATCTTATGGATCTTGGCATGAACGTAGAAGTAAGATATTCAGGTAGGATATTTGAAGTAGCCAGCTCAAT